TCACTGAGGATCCTCAATTTTATAATGTCCCTGTCACAATCAAGGCGAAGGCTATCGAAGAGTTGACAGACGAAACTTTTTTGCGTATAATGCGTAAGATTCGTTCCCAGCGTGATCGGGCTGTTGCGCTGAGTTCTAATTGAGTAATCTCTTGATCGTTTTGTGACATCCAATATCTAGTTTTCTTGCTATTTGTCGATATGAGTATTTACCGGTATTATAGAGTTCACGAATTTGTTGAATTTTATCTAGACTAACTTTGCGGGGATTATGTCTACCTGTATTGGTTTTTTTAGGTAGCCATCGTAAATTATTTATGTGATTATTATGTTTATTGCCGTCAATATGATCTATTGTAGGATTTATCATATTTGATGGTGGTACGCTTCCAAAGGTATCCATCACTAAATGATGAGCAAAAATTTTCTTATTATTACCACAAATAGAATATCTGATATAATTAGAACTATTTATATCTGGTTTCATGAATCTATTCAATCTGAGAGAATAAATTCTACCATCTTCATAAATAATATGATTAGGAAATTTAGGGTTTATTTTAGAATTCATGACAAGCCTCCAGTATACCCTTATAATACCCCAAAATACTGACTTGACAAGCAAAATAAATACAGTATACTTATCGTATTGGCCTGTTTCTTAGAAAAGGAGGGTATCTATATCCCTAATTGGTGTCTAAATAAATTGACAGTGGAACATAACGATTCTCATATGTTAGACCGTTTCGAGAATGCGTATAATAGAGGAAAAGCCTGTCAAGAATTTTTACCTATTCCAGAAGGTTATTATGATAATGGCAAATGGTATGACTGGTGCATAGATACATGGTCAACAAAATGGGATATTGGGGCTGATATTGGTACAGACAAAGAGGAAAGATACGGATTGAAGGCTACCAGAGTAGGCAATCAAGTAAATTGTTCATTTGATAGTGCGTGGAGTCCTCCTGTTGGTTTGTATGATAAACTGGTCGAGTTGGGATATAATGTGAGGGCTAGTTATTGGGAACCGGGTATGTGCTTTTGTGGTATTTGGGATAATGGTGCTGATAATTATGTAGACTATCCTAGTAAGGATATGATTCCTGTCGCATTGTGGAATGAGTTTGGTATGGAAGAATTCTTCGAGGACGATCCAGAAGAAGCGACTACCTAAACGCGGTTCGCTCTAAGTTCTTTGCCCAAGAGGACTTAGGGCGAATTTGCGCCGCCCCGTTCGTCGTAAGTCTTTATGTATCAACCACTTGCATCAAAAAATATTTTTTCAAGAAATCCCTATTGACAAGTCGATAAAATAGAGTATAATGCACAAACTATAGCGGCGAGCCAGCGTCGGACCGGGGGCAGGAAAACCATAAAAGCGACCCCGGAACTGGCAATACAACTCTGCTGATAGTTTCCTTAGATAAGGTAAAACCTTGAGGTTGAACGGATTAGTACCGAGAGGCTGTTCGTAAAACTATCGGCGGTCGGTACACTGTCGGCAATATTCGGCTAGGGAGTTGCGTGTTCTACCCGCCAACCGACACTAAATAAGTGATGCAACACGATCTCTTCTAACTCCTTACGGATAAAGAACTTGCGTCGAGGCCGGCGCACCCCGTTCGTTCTAAGTACTGCTCTATCAACACCTTACGACTAAAAATAATTATTTCAAGAAAACCTCTTGACAAGACCGATAATAGATGGTAGGATATCCAATATGAAAATCGTAGCCAAACAAAATGCACGAAAATGGGTCAAGGAAAGACTAAAAAGACATCCGGGCTTATGGGCCATAGAGCGAACAGAGCAAAGTGTGCCATGTTGGCCTGGAGAATTAGCCATCCATATCAAAAATTTATCTGATGGCTGGAGTGGTTGGTTTCCGATAAAAGATATTGACATTAGTGAATCAGTAGAGTAGAATATGAGAATGTTTCGTAAAATCATTCTGTTTTTCCCATCCTTGACCATGTTTTTTCTGGCATACTTTACGTTTATTTGTGATAATGAGGCTACTCACTTTAGTTTTAGGTGGAAATAATGGAATGGTTTAACTCTCATAAGAATCCGCCAAAAGTTGGGCAGAAGGTCTATTATTTTGGGTCTAATATTGGTATAGGGATTGGTAATTATTCGTATGATACAGATCAGCATATGACAATGAAAGATGGTAAACGGGTTGATCTTTGTCCCCATTTGTTCAGGAATGTTATTTGGGGATTGGTAGATGCTTGTGACGCTCCGTTCTGGCTGCCATACGACGAGGAACGGGCTAAGAGTTGGTGTCCTATTATTCCAGAAGAATATACAAAAGGATTATACGATTGAAAACTCTTAGTGATATTTGTCCGTGTGGGGCCTGTGATGAATTATGTTGGAAATATGATAAGAATGGTATAATCTGGATATTTTGCCAGCAATGCCATTGGTGGTATATCGGTAACTCGTTGTAGAATAAAGACTTAGAGTAAATTCGGCGGCGAAAATTTGTCGTAACTCCTTATATCTCAACACCTTACGTTCAAAAATATTCTTTCAAGTTCTCCCTTGACAGTTGCCGATAATAGATGTACACTAGAACAAGACGATAGATGCGGGCCGCTGGCAGAATGACGTCAAAGAAGCCACGGTTAAATGCAAAGCCGAGTATGGCATAACCCAATCTATTTGTCTTGCCTAATCCTACGGATTTGCTGCCGTTGCTGATAGTCAGCCAGAATAAGAGGCACTTGACAATTAAAGTTTTTAAGGTAGAATGTCGATATGAAACCTAAACCACTACACGGCGAAGTGCGATTCCATCTTGGTGGTGGGGCTAATTATATGCACTGGCAACTGAAAATTAAGCAAGGGTCTAAGACTGTTGAGGTATCTTATTATGATCCTGCTGAATATCAGTTGGAAATGAGAGGTTGTAGATTAGTTAATCAGCCTAATAAGGCTAAGAAAGTTCATGCTACTGGTGTGCATGATGTGAGTGGATGGGTTAGGTGTGAGGAGTTGACATTACGCCAGAAATTTTATCCAATTTTGCCAGTTGACAATCTGGAAAAGTTGTATTATAATCCAATCCGCGATCCGTTCTGGCGACGAGAAAGCGATAACAATGAGTTCATTTGGGACAATAGCGAATATGACACCTTGATTACTCATGGTAAACAGGTATATGTCCTAGAAGAACGAAACGGAAATTTTGACGGTATTTACGAAATTGAACCTAAGTACGTAGAAGGATTTGGAATTTATGCTTAATATTCAAGTGACTGTGGCCGAGGCTATTGCTATTGCTCACACGGCAAGCAACGATCTTCATGATCGTATCGTGTCCGCTCTGGAAATGGCTCTTGGCGTCAACCAGAGGCGGGTCGTGACTATAACTGGAGGTATGACTCTGGACAACCGTATTCCTTGCATCAAGGCTATTCGACTTCACACCGGGTGGGGCTTGAAGGAAAGCAAGGAGTGGACGGATTTTCTGGTGGGTGGCTGGAAGGGCGATAAGTGGTATCCTGCTGCTACAAACACCAAGCAGAGCATCACTCTCAAGACTCCGGAAGCGGCTGAAAATCTCTTGCGTGATCTGGCCGGTTTGGGTTGTGAGGGTTATCTCTCGTAACCTAAAGCCTTGCTCCTAAAGCACTTAGGGCGAGGCCGCGGGCGAAAATTTGACGTAAGTGCTTACTGGATAACGACTTAGGAAGAATAAAAATTTTTTGAGACTCGTTCAAGTTCGGTCTTGACAATGCCGATACTATACTGTAGAATGATAGAGTACGACGCAAGACGCTGCCACGAAGCCAACTTTAGAAACCTTCATGGCACTCTTGACAAGTGAGTATCAGTAGCGTATACTGATATTGTGACGATTGGAACTATAACACTTTTGGAGAATGAGACATGAAGAAGTTTTCTTTTATTGTTGATGTTGTGGCTGACGAACTGGATCGTGATGAAGTTGCTGGTACTATCAGAGATTGCCTGACCAGTAATCTTCCGGGTGATGTTTACTCTAATGTCAAGACAGGAGAGGTCAAGGCGTTCAGTGAACAGGGTTGGAAGGTTTTTCGTGCTAGGGTTATGGGTATCACGGCAAAGCAGGCTGGCGATGCTCATAATGGCAAGGTCGAGGTTGTCTCTGTTGCCTAAATAATACAAACTGGACTATGCCAGTATAAATAGATTTTAGGCATAGTGCGGCGGGATAACTCCCGCGTAATGATGTGGGCAATACCCACCTAGTAGAGTCTAACCAACTAATAACCAGCGTGGTTGCTGGGAAGGGGTCTGCTACTAGTAATATAACGATGGTAAAGTGGCTCCACCATCAAACCGTATAGCCTCTATGGGACGCCATAGGGGCTTGCGGCGTTACCAGAGGTAGCATATAATACAAATATGACCCCGTAGCTCAACGGATTAGAGCGAGCGGTTTCTACCCGCTAGGTTGGGGGTTCGAATCCCTCCGGGGTTATTTTGTTGGGAGCGTAGATCAATTGGTTAGATCGTTAGCCTGTCACGCTAAAGGTTGCGGGTTCAAGTCCCGTCGCTCTCGCTAAGTTGTTGCAACATAAGGACTTAGGGCAAATCCGCGGGGCCGACCTTGACGTAACTACTTGAGCCACAAGGGTTTGCGTCAAAAAAATATCTCTTAAAGATTCTCTCTTGACTGTGCCGATACCATAGTGTAGAATCGTAGCACAGGAGAAAGAATATGAAAACTGCAAATGGTAACGATAAGTTGGGTAAAGAAAACTGTATCGTAGTGAGTCGCCCGGTTGGCGATACTTGCCCTAGTGATTGTGATTTTCTCGGTAATGGTTGTTATGCTGAGGACTTGGAGAATATCTATCCCGGTGTGCGTCCAGCCGGTATGCAAAATCTTATCACGGAAAAAAATCGTATCCGTGCTATGCTTGTAGATGCTGTCAAGAAAAATAAAGACGTTCGCTGGCATGAGCGTGGCGACTTTTTCAAGTATGGCGAACTTGACCATGAATATGTAGATAACGTACTGTGGGCGTGTGAAAGTATATTAGTGGATGGTGGTAGTCTGCCGACCATGTGGGCTTATACCCATATCTATGATAGTCGGTTGTCTACTGAACTTGGCAAGTATATAAATATGTATGCTAGTATTCACGATGGTGAAGATATGAAACAAGCAAAAGAGGCTGGTTTCAAACTTTTTGCATGGTGTGATAGTGATACTAAAATTGCTCCCAAGCGTCCTCGTGGTAAGGTGAAAGTTACCGCATGGAGAGCATCGTTACCAAAACTGGTTGTACTAGAGGGTGAGAAGTTTATCACTTGCCCGGAAATCCGTCGTGGTCGTGGTGTTGTAACTTGCACAAAAACTAAAAATAGTGTACACTGTGATCTCTGCGTAAGGGGATTAGCCAATGTATTATTTCCCTCCCATTGAGATTTTGGTGTATATGCTAGTGGGCTTCAACTCACTAGGATATACACACTATGAAACATACTAATATAAGTAAATATATAAGAGAAAATAAGAATGAATTTAAACAGCATATTTTAAATAGAAAAACAGAAAAAGAATTATCTGAAATATATGGTTGTTCTAATGCAACAATCATAGCAATGAAAAAAGAGTTAAAACTACAATCAGGAGATTTATTTAAAGAAAATCAATTTAATCATAAATCCGATATAACACACTGTAAAAGTTGTGGCAAAAAAAGCAAAAAAAATACTTGTTCTAAGTGCGTACAAAAAAGATCAAATATAGCCAAAAAAGAGCTATTAGTTGAAAAGGCCGGGGGAAAATGCGTAAAGTGTGGATATAAAGAATGTATAGCAGCATTGGATTTTCATCATATTGATCCTAAAACTAAAGAAATAAATCTTAATACTAATCTAAATATAGATATTAAATTTAAAGAAATTGAAAAATGTATTTTGCTATGTTGTCGATGTCACAGAGAACTGCACTGGCAAGAGTCTATTGACTTTGTTCAAGCAAACAGATATGCTATAGACAAGACAAAAGAAAGATTGTTTCCTTCTCACTAGGAGAATAGTATGGCTACTATGTATATTGGTAAATATGCTGATGGCGGAAGTAAAAACTCTTTCTATAAAATGAAAGGTAGAAAATACGGTTTCAAAAGTTTTCCTAACAAGAGTTTGGCCGAGTTTTCTCATCATGTTCAAAGCGATTTGTCGGCACCATTTACTTTTGCTCCTCGTGTTTATAGTCCGGTGTGCAGGATACGAGTTCCTAACTATTTTGCAGTATCAGATGGTAAGGGTGGGATTAGGTGCGAGGAGGAACTGGTGCTGAGCGACTGGGGATACTTGACTGAAATCGCCTCACCCTGCAAGTGTAGAACGTGCGATGGATACTGTTATGAAAATGATCTGTGTGATAAGTATGATGCTATAAATGATCTGGTGGGTGAAATCTATGATAGTTTTGGTATCAATTATACCGATGCTCACAATGCTAATCTTGGATATGTCAAACGAGGCAATAATAAAGTATTAGTTATTGTGGACATTGGACGAGAGAGTATGGGCGAGATTGGAGAGTATGAGGAACCTTGTTGGGCTGAAGGTAGCGGCGGCGATGAATATGAGTATTGCTCATGTAAAAAATGTGGAGGAGAGTATAGTGCCTAAATATTATATACAATCTGGCACTCTACAACTCATATACTCAACGGATCAAAAACCACTAGATGCAGCAGTAGCAGCGTTATGGGAAACTAATAAATTTGATACTTTAGATGAACACTTTTATGTTGATGAGCGAGGATTCAAAAACTATGCTACAGCATTACCAGATACCAAGGTATACAAAACTGCCAAGGTTGTAAGACGAGCGGGCTGGAGTATGGAAGAAGACTAAAACTCTCCCTAAGTCCTTTGTGGGTAACCACTTAGGACAAACGGGGCGGCGAAAATTTGACGTAAGTGCTTATGGTTCAACCACTTAGGAAAAACTAAAGAATGGGTTGACAAGTGACGATAAGTATGGTATGCTAGTGAAACGTAAAGGAGAGCGAATGATTCAATGGATTGGGGTGCTGGTGGCACTCTTGGGTTTGGCTTATACTGGTGTAAAAGACTATCAAAAGGGTGATATTAAACTTCCTAAACTTCCACAAAAACAGTTGACAAAACCAGTTTATCCGGTACAATACTGTTTAATGGCGTATGATCCTAATTTAGACAAGGTTTTCTATTTACATGATAATGGACAATGGTTTGACTATGCACCACCTCAACGACGATACTCGACCCCAACGCAACCATAATAAAATCAAAATCAAGGTCAAGCAACCTTGGGAGTTGGCTACTGGACACCGAGAAGAACGTAATACATTGTTTGATAACCGTCCCAAGCGTCAGCGAACACGACGCGACATTGACAGAGGGTGGCGTCAAGAGTATGATATGTAGGATTGCCGGTATAACTCAGTTAGCAGAGTGTCAAATTTGTAATTTGAATGTCGTGGGTGCAAATCCTACTACCGGCTTTGTAATATGATCCGGGATGGTGTAAAAGTAGCACGGAATACTTTGGATATTCCTGTCGAGGTGCAAATCCTTGTCCCGGAGTTTGATGCTCGGTGGCGAAATTGATAAACGCAGTTGACTGTTAATCAACCGTCGAAAGACTTGCTGGTTTGAGTCCAGCCCGAGCAGTTATATTTTAGAGGTCAGGCAGATACTGTTTTGCTGCACCGCTTTGCTAAAGCGGACCGGTGAAAACCGGTCAGGGTTAGATTCCCTGGGCCTCTGTTATTGGCGTAGTTCAATAGTAGAATAACGGTCTCCAAAACCGTAGATGGTGGTGCAATTCCACCCGCCTTTGCTTTCTGTTTGCGTAAGTTATTGAAAATAAAAGACTTAGAACAAATTTGACGGCGAATTTTTGACGTAAGTACTTGACTCATAACGACTTAGGATTTTTCTAAAGATTCTGCTTGACACCAGCCGATAAAGAATGTAGAATACAACACACGGGGCGTTGCAGCCGGTAGTTGCAATCACTCTTATAAGGTGACCAAAAGGTAGGTTCGACTCCTACACGCCCTACTCGGAGGCTGACGTTCCCGGCGGTTTAGCGTGGTTCCGCCCCAACAAAAACTACGCTTCACGGTCCCATCTTCTAATGGTCAGGAAAGCAGACTTTCAATCTGTTAATATGAGTTCGATTCTCATTGGGATCATTCAAGTTTCTCTCTTGACAAGCCGATAAGATATGGTAGACTACTCCAAAGAAAGGGAAGATATGAAAACCATTCGTTTCTACGATATGATGGTCGATTGCATTGAGAATGGAATTGAGACTAGCAAGCAACTGGCCCATGAGTTTAGACTTGATCTACCAGTGGATTTTGATCTGGATAATGCTTTTGATATGCTGAACGAAAAGACTGGCTATGATGTTTATTCCTTTAGGTATGAGGAAATAGTCTGAGATAATTGGGGGTCAAGCTTTAATAGTGAAGCATCAGACTTTTAATCTGAGGAAGAAGGAGCATTACCTTCGGCCCCTACTTTGTATTTAGTCCAATAACCTCTAGGAGGTTTGGAGAGATTATATTTTTTTGTCCATTTTTCAACAGCCTTATCGGATACTCCATACTGTTTGGCTATTTGAGTAGTTGGTTTTTCCCATAAAAGTTTTTCTAGATAATCTTTTGTAGGCCATTCTACTTTTTTATTGCGAGGTTTTTTTGCCTGAATTTTCTTTTGTTTTCTGTACTTACGATCATGCTCCCAATGACAATTAGGACATAATATAAGTATATTATTTTGATCATTAATAATAGAAACTAAAGTATCTTCCGGAAAAGAATGTATTGGTTTTATATGGCATACTTCAACATGTTTATCATATCCACAATATTGACATACTTTGATGTGTTTATATTGATTTCTGGCTCTACCTCTAATGATATTAAATCTAGCACTTTGTCCATGAACGATGCTGTGAGTAGTATCTTTGAGAGTATGAAATTTAATTCTATTATTAGAAGAACATTTATTGCAGTATTTTGATTTGATAGTTTTATATTGACCACAATCGCAAAAATTATATTGTTTAGGATATTTATTAGGTGGCAGCATCGTACTATACCTAAAAACAGAAATGTTGGTTGTAGGTTCAATATATAATACACAAAATTCTGATCAAAGCAAGTTTTTTTCTCAAAGTATTGACAAGAAACCGACGATAAAGTAAAATAAGGCCAAGGGTTGACAAATTCGGCTGACTGGTGTATAGTAGGTATCAAAGGAGAGATGATAATGTACGATTACGAGAATGATGATTACGAATACGACTACCACGATATTGTGGATGACGTAGATTTTATTGACGATGAAACCTATTATGACGATGGCACCGACGAGCCTTGGATGGGTACAGACGAAGATGAAAACGAGGTAATGGATAATACTGGTTGGGAAAACTATTACCATAATATCACTGACGAACTAATTGATGACTGATCTCTCTTCTGAACGGACGCAACTTGGTGGGACAAGTATCTATTCTTTCTTTCCTTTCTTTATAGTACGTTCGAATCGTACCGTCCGTTTTTATGAATGTGCTGAACACTATGGTTGATGAATTTCGCCGTACCGAAGATGGTAAAATTATCCAAGGTGCCAGCCATACTTGTAGAGTTCTAAACCATAAGATTCGTAATAAGGTTATTATCAAGGCTGTGTGTGATCTGCGTAAGATTGCGGATGAATTTGATAGTATCGCTTGCTGCGGCGTGAGTGGCTTAACTGTTGTACCACAAATAGCAGAAATTCTAAATAAGCATATTGTGGTTATTCGTAAACCAGATGAAAAACGCTATAGTGAATTTTATATGGAAGGTGTTTCGCCATTCAGATATGTTATTGTTGACGATCTAATCTGTTCTGGCGATACTCTCAAGTGGATCAAGCAAGCAATCTATGAGGATAATCCAAAGGCTCGGTGTGTTGGGTTGTATTGCTATATTCCAGAAGAGTGTGCATATACTCAGGCAACAACCAAAGAATTTGAAGCACGATACCGGATCCCTCTCCTAAATCCTGCTCCAGCAAAGACTTAGGGCGAGTCGGGCGGCGCCGCCGCGACGTAACTCCTTACATATCAACACCTTACGGCACGAAATTTTTTCGCAAGTTTTCCTGTTGACAAGCCGATAAGTATAGTGTAGAATCAGTCTAGTTGAACGAAGAACAAGTAACACGAAAGGGTTGGTTTTATGGCTCATGCTATCGAAAATGTAAATGGTCAGGATTGTATGTTTTATGTTGGCGAAACCCCTTGGCACGGTCTGGGGCAAAAGTTGGAGGACAACCCATCTATTAGCGAGGCTATTTCCGCTGCTGGTCTGGATTGGGAAGTTGGTTTGAAGGATTTGTTTACCAGTGAGGGAACGCCTGTTCCTGCTCGTGCCACCTATCGTAAGACCGACAATAGCATCCTCGGGGTTGTGGGGCCGCGTTATACGCCGCTCCAAAATCAAGATGCTTTCGATTGGTTCCAGCCTTTTCTCGATGCTAATGAGTGTGGATTGCATACTGCCGGATCACTTCATAATGGGCAAAAAGTATGGGTGCTTGCAAAATTGAATAGAGACAATTGTGAAATTGTTCCGGGTGATACTGTGCAAAAGTTTATTTTGCTAAGTAATAGCCATGATGGTACTACTGCTATTAGGGTGGGTTATAGTCCTATAAGGACGGTTTGTGCTAATACTTTGGCTCTCGCCCATAGTAAAAATAGTGGTAGTAAACTGATTCGTATTCGTCATACTCGTTCTAGTAAGACCAATTTGGAGCAGGTTCGTGATATAATGGATAATATTAATGCAGAATTCGAGGCTACTGCGGAACAGTATCGATTCCTGGCATCAAAAAACTTTAATCAGGCCGATGTTCGTCGGTATGTTAAAGTAATGCTAGGTATCGAAGGTACGATTGATGATGATATTAAGACTCGTACCCGTAATATTATGGATGAAATTCTGGCTCTTATCGAAGGGCCTAAGCAAAGTGCTACTGGAGTAAGAGGGACTTGGTGGGCAGCAATGAATGGATATAATGAATATCTAAATTATCATAAAGGTCGCACCGCTGATAATCGTATCGATTCACTCTGGTTCGGCCAAAATGCTAATGATAATATTAAAGCATTAGATAAGGCTTTAGAGTTTGCGAACGCCGTCTGATCTTTTCGTGTCACGATGAAAAGGGGGAGAGCCGTGGCTGGGAAACCGGCTGCGGCTTTCTCTTTTGATTCAACATCATTTGACGTAAGTGCTTGGTATCAAAGGACTTAGGGCAAACCGGGCCCCGAAATTTAGTCGTAAGTTTAAGTGGCACAACGGGTTACGTCAAAAAAGTTATAGACAAAACGCCAGACTGCCGATATAATGGATAGGTGTGTGGTTGTAAGTCTTTATGGGACAAAGGGTTAGGTTAAAATAATAAGTATAAATGTAAAGAGTCAATCCTTTTGATTTTGTCCTATCTAATCCAACGGATTTGCTGGTCATGCTGATAGTCAGCCAAAAAGTCGCTATAGTAACAAGAGTCACTGATTCTAAATTCTTATGCTGTAACCACTTGCGACCAGTCTTAGAGTGTGGTATACTGTGATAGTAACAAGGATGTAAAAACGATAGTAAATAATCTTTTGAGATTAATTCTCAATATAAAAATTTTTGATAGTCTCACCTAATCCTACAAGTTTGGCGGTCGTGGCGATAGTCAGCCAAAAACTGTGGTCTTTTAATTATGCAGAAAGAAGTTGAAATGGATGATATTATTCGATCACTTAATTATACCTTAGATTGTTCTAGTCAAAGACTCAAGTTGTATATGGATACTGGTAATGGGAGGTATCTTACTGATTGTGAGATGTATTTGAGGGTTGCTAATATTTATATTACTGAAATTAATAAGGGGAAAAGATGAAAGTAATTAAGATTAGTATGGAACTTTTTATAGACGACGATCTTGACTACGATAAGGATAGGATTGCTAATTACCTAAATAATAAATTGTATACTGATCCTGAATTCTTTGGGGGGTTTGTGGCTGAAAATATTGTGGAGATTAAAGAATGGGAATGATTACTGTTACAGATAAAAATCGTGATGATATTATTCGGGTCTATGCTTCTAGTATCTTGGATGGTATGGATTATGATACTCTTTATAGTTGGGCTTATGAAAAGTTAGTGGAAAGTAAAGATCTTATGGATAATATACCTTTGGAGGACGAGATCAAAGAATTTTATCCTGAGATTCTGGCCGAATGATGTAAGTTCTTTATAGTCAACACCTTGCGAGAACCGATAGATATGGTATACTGGGGTGAGGAGGTTGTCAAATGATTTATTTTACTTTATGCTGTTTAGCATACGGTTGTTTTATATTTTCTATTTACCTTGTTTATAAAAGGGGTTAATTTATGACCTACGATGAGGAGTACAATTCGTACAGATTCAACACTAAAGATATGGAGATTATTCTTGATGCTCTATCATATGTTCATTGGAATGATCGGTCCCTGTCTCAGTCTGATCGGGATTATATTGATGGTTTGTATCAGTCACTTGACAACTCGGGAGTAACAACAATCTAATTGTACTGCGCCCCACAGATTTGTCAACTTTCTTTTCAACAACGAGGTGCTTTATTCTTGGTTTTTGTATTGCTGTTAGTCTGATGATTGGTTTTGTTCATGGTGGTATTGCTAAGTAAGTATTGTATAAGAGATATATATTATATCCACCCCGATGCATAATATATAAACCTATTTCGGTATCTTGTCAATAGACAAAATTTTAAAGAATTATGTTTAATCCGTGCGATGATATATTATATTTCTATTTGTTAATGGGTCAGAGATATTTCGTTGATAAAACCCCAAACTTTCATGAACCACCATCTTGGTTCGAACAAAAAGTTTTAATCACTAACGAGAATCTTTTTGACATTAACAAACTTATTAAGCTAAAGGATAGTAGTCAGGAAATAAGACAGGCCCCTTAAAAATATATTTGACTCGTAGTATTTTCTGGTATAATACACGAGTCAACGAGGCCGACAGTCAGCCGCTTTAAAAGTGGTGGATAATTGGACTCATGGACAATTGTAACTTTTTTACTTTTGTTTATGAGGTGATTTATGGCTAGTGCTTTTAGTGTTACGAATTCTAATCGTGACGAGATTCAGGTCAAGTATGTAGATTCCATAATTAGTCATTTAGACTTTATGGATATACGTAATCTGCTTAGAGATTATCTTCATAGTGAAAAAGATAAATACTCTAACGAAGATTTAGCGGATGAAATTAAGAGCCGCGACCCTGAAGTTTGTAAAGAAGTTTTTGGGCGTTTTTATCGCCCACTAAGGGAAGAGGCTGAAAGCGAGGTGGGTCATGCCTAGAATCTTTAATAGGACTCTGGCGTTCGATGTGGAGGGCGAGATTTATGACACCGATACATCACCAGAGGAAATTTTAAAGAACTACGATTTTCACTTCAAAGACTACGATGATGGTGGAGATAAATCATATCTATCTGTGGAACATAAGGATCATAGGGGTAAGATTTCCAGAATCAGTAGTAGACCTAAGATTGGAAAATCCAAAAAGAAAGATACTGAATACTTTATAATATGAGGTGACTTATGATAGACTTTCCATTATTTAGTTGGTATTGGATTGGTGGAATAACTTTAACTCTATTAACACTTATTGGGTTAGGAGTTTGGTTTAGTTATTTTTGGAATCCACATACTCATAGTAAAAATTTATAAAACTGTTTTTACAAACCTTTGGTAATAATCAGGTCCGGCGATTAGTCTCAGCTAATCCGCCGGATTTGGTTTTATTGGTAGTAGTCAGCGAGATTGTGACATATAAGAAACAGTACCTTGTGTTACACATTCATTTGGTTATTATATCACAAAACACGGCCGCATGGAAGCGGCATCCTTTTACACTGGAGAAAAATAATGAAGAATATACTATTACTAATCGCTCTTATGTTTGTTGGTTCAGTTAGTTATGCTGGTGAATGTGTTAATGGAAGTTGCAAGGTTCTTCGTAGTCGTGCTGTTAATGTAACAAAAGAAGTTGTGCAGGTTCCTGTTACAGTAACTCGTCGCACTGTTGAGGCTACTCGTAATGTAGGACGTAAAACAGCAGCCCGAATTCGTAGTGTTGTTCGTTAATATAATATCATTAACAAAATCCCCGAATGTCCCTTAATAATACATATCGGGGGTCTTGTTATAATTCAAGGAGGAATATTATGAGACTTTTAGTAACAACATTAGCATTTATTTTTGTCACAACTTTAACCGCTCAGGCTGCAAAACCAAAGTACTATACTTATAGTCAGCCAACTATGAGGGTTCAAAGTTATACATCAATGACCGCTAATAGTGACCAAGATCGTTGTCAGGCAGAAGCGAATTATATGGCTGCTAATAATATTAGTGGTCATGTATGGGGAACAATAGGAAACTTTGAAGGTGTGGGTTATGGTAGTAGTCCCTATTGTAACACTTGTGTTCCAAGTAGCAATATGAGACTAACAGGAGATGCGTCGGCTCAAGGTCGTAATGGTATGTGGTATAGAGTAAGAAGTTGGAGATAAGTATAATCAAGCAAGAGTAACTCAGTTGGTAGAGTATTTGATTTCCAATCAAAATGTCGTGGGTTCGAATCCCATCTCTTGCTTTGTCTCAGCAAATGTAACAAGTTTGGCGATAATGGCGACAGTCAGCTAGATAATAACATAGGTTTGAATTCTTCTGACTCATCTGGTACAATGATATAGTGAGGGATATATAACCTTTTACTTATGGTGATACTATGAGACCGTTACAGATTACTCCTGATAATAAACCTTATATTGTTAGACGATATTGTGACTATGTTTTATCTCGCATGGATAGTGAAGATATTTACGCTTCATTCAAGGATTATTTTTTTAGAGAGAAAATGGGATATCCAATAGCAACTCTACAAGAAGAAATAACAAGACACTGTCCGGAAATTTTGGATGATCATTTATCAGAGAGTGTTGTGGGCAAAGATAAAGAATATGATTTTCAGAATTTAGTTGATATCACTCAGTAGTCTCAGCTAATATTCTGGATTCGAAATTATGTAAACAGTCAGCGAGATATTATAATGTTAGTGAGTATTAAAATACAACAGAATATATCTTGTGAATATATATGTCAGACTATACAAAAAGCTTTGGTTAAATATCAACAAACTAATGATATTAATGATAGCTTATTAGTAATTGATATACAGAAAATTAATGACGATTGTAGTTTGATTCCTAAAATAGAATTTAAACATAGTCCGTCTTGATATTGGGCCTCTTAGATTCTATAATATTCATAGAGTCTTTTGTCTCACCATATCTATCAGATTTGGTTTTAATGGTTACAGTCAGCTAAACATAGAAAGAACTTATGCCAGAAAAGAAAAAGAAAACAACGAAGAAAGTTGTATCGTCTTCTAGGAAAAAAACCGTCACAAAATTTTGTAATAAAAAATGTAATGACAAATGTTCTACACAACAAGATAAAGCTAAAGATATTAATGTTGTTGTTCCAGTTCCGGCTCCTATCCCAATTAATATTCCAGTTACTATTCCTACCAACCTTGGGATTCTGGACAGGATGAAAAAGATTAAGGATAAGGTCTTTTCAACTTTTGGCCTAAATTCCCCACATGATTAATTTAATAGCCCAAACAGTTACTATAGTTAAGAAGCCTCTTTGTCCCACACTGGTTCATGATCCAGTAAATAGAATTATGATTTGTGCAATTGGCCTATTAATAACATCATTCATCCTATACCACATAGGAAAATACTATGGACGGTAATGACTTGGGACTCTTGAAAGATTATGGTCATTGGATTATGAGTGGGGTTTTAATATTTTATGGCCTATTAGTCTCCTATCTCTGCACCATATATGAGACTGACCATGAGTAATCAAGAACTATCGGCGTGGATTTTTTAGGCATATTATTCTTATCTTTAATTTTACCAACCATAATGATCATTCGGAGAGAAAAATGAAAAATGAAGAATTCCATATTCCTTTTGTAAAAAATCTGTTACTAATATGCGTAGTGACTATAGTTTCTATGATTTCTGCCCGACTTTTTATTCATAATTATCTTTATCCCGTCTTAAATTCCCCACAATATACCTCTCATCCATCCTACAATGAAGCCAAAGCAGGGGAATAAAAGCTAATACGTTCTGTTTCTACATAAAATCACCGGATTTTTACTTATTGTGAATCGCGGTGATTCAAATTGGTGGTTAGCCATAATACTTCTATTAAACTAACTGGCTAAATTTATCGCCACTTGACCATAGATGTTCTGTATGGTATGCTAGTGTGTTGTGTGGGGGTTTTATTAGTATTTATCGAGAAAAATTGGATTTTGAAATGTATAAGAGTATATTGATAACACAGAAAGAAGCGATTCTTTTGGAACAAATTTTATCTGATTATCTAAAAAACAAACCAATTGATAGCATTAATATTCATATTCTGATTAAACATATTTGTGGTACAAAAGCCCAATATGATAAAAATGGGGCTGTTGTTTGTGGGAAATCAACCCATAATCAACTTTAAATGATTTTATCTCCTTTTGATAAGTTATCCTTAGCCCAAAGTGGTTGTAAATTAGTATAATGAGAAAGTTTTTCTAGGTCATTTTCATTTCTAGCAGAAGATAGTGGGATAATGTGGTCAATATGCCAACCATGTAATCCATAATTTTGCCAGTTCATTCCATCAGTAAATTTATGCTCTAAATAAATTACAAATTCTTTATAAGAACAGCCTAATAATGTTTCTGTAGATTTGGACTTTCCTTTACCTTTAAAAAATGATCCAATTCTTCTTCTTAAATTACTTTTAATCCTAAATATATTACATGATTTTCTTTTTTGAAATTCATAATTACGCCTGTTTTCTTTAAAGGATGATTTTAACCGATATGTTTTATAATAATCTCTAAATTTTTGTCTATTATTTTCACGATATTTTTGATGGGATAATTTTCTAGTTTCTCTATTTTTTTCTAACCAATCTTGATAATAAGTTTGTAATGTTTTTTTATTTTTTTGAATATATTCTTTTTGACAACTTTTACAAGTAGTTTGCAATCCATCTTTTTGACGTTTGTTCTTGTTAAACTCTAAAGTGTTTTTGTGTTGTTTACATTGTGTACAAATTTTAATATCCATAAATTGACCCATTAAAACAAACAACCCAAATAACGTCAAGGTCAGTTGACAATTATCTGGGCGTTTGATAGATATTATATTGTAGTATTGAAAATGTCTGACCACACTCTCAACTCTAATAAATACACCATATTGGTATATTTTCTAAAGACTGGTGTTGACAAGTGCCGATATTATGGTAAACTGCCATCAGAGTAAAATCCTATGAAATCCACAAAATTATATACTGAACTTTATGGCAAGCCTCAAGGTAATGAAATAATTTGGGGTCGTTTAATTCTCCGTGTGGTTGGAGTCTATAAATTTAAAAAAGTGGCTTATTTCGATAACTATTTTGATGCTAATCAGGCTTTCTATGAATGGTTGGAGGAGAATAAATAGTGGTTAGTCAAAGAGTAACAGAATTGGTAGGTTCATACTGGTATAAAGATAAAGATGCTATTCCAGTAGAGTTTACTATTTATGGAATTAATAATGATGTTTATTCAAATGAATATCATAGTTATGAGGTTTTTGATAGTGGTGGAATTCTGCTAGGAATTAATCTCAGTGGACATTTCCCATTTGATCATTTTCCAACATATTCTGAGGTATATGATTTAATTAAGACTGAATTAAAAATTGGAGAAAATAAATGAATACAACACCAGTTCAATATTATGTTGATAAAGATAAACAGATTGATATTAGAGTAGATCATTGGAGTCACAATAGGATGCACGTTAGTATTTATAATGATCGAAATGATACTTGTATTGGATATACTTGTAGTAGGGATGAATTAAAGGGTTTGGCCGATTTTATTTATAAGACTATTGAGGAAAAGAAATGAAAGTTTATGCTATAATTTCTGAATATGGTGCAGGCTGCATTTATGAAAATGTAGAAAAAGTCTGTAAAACTCGCAAGATAGCAGAGTCATGGTATTTAAATGCAGACTTTATTGGGCGTCCTTGTCGCATTGATGAAATAGTAGTTATAGATAAACCTTGGACAAATGTTAAGTCCAAGAAAAAGAAAAAGGTTAAGAAATGAATCTTATTAAGTGTTTTAGTAATGTCATTGGTCATAAAGAAGCCAGAGAATTAGTGATCGATTTGAATCAAATGAAGTCAAATGATTCTGAAGAGTTTTATATTGAGTATGATAAATCAGTAGACTATCTTATTGATAATACATATCGTGTAATTGGTAATGTTACACAACAAGATTGGAAGGAACTCAATCTGGATATGGATTTTATGCAAGTAGATCTTATCTAATTGGAGAATAAGAGGAAATCGAATAATCCTAAAGCAGACTGTTGACAACTGCCGATAAGTGTTGTATACTTAGTGCAACCTTGGAGGAAATAACTATGGGAATGGGTAGTTTTGCTGTTGGTAGTTTTGTTATTGAATATAAGGACTTAAAGGGAATTTGTCCTAACGAAATTAAATCTATTGAACAAACCAAGTATTTTAAGGATGTTGGTTGGAACGCTATTGGCAGATGGCTGGCTTGGGATGATCCAGATAATCTGAAAGAAGAACTCTATATTGCTATTGAAGAAGATAAATCTCAGCCTACTATCAGACTTGAAAAAGATATTGATAGTATTGTTGAAGATATTTTTCAAGAGTATGAAATGCTCGTTACTAATCTAAAAAAGTCCTTTAACAAAAAGACTGGTTTGACTTTGTATTTTGACCATTATGATATGGAAAACGGCGACCGCTATGATAATCCTGGTGATAAGGATGGATGTATTTTTTGCGTTGATGGCATGGTACAATTAACTCCTGCCGGACAAAAATTTAAAGATATTATTACAGAACGTAGATGGACCCAATTCGGTTAATTTTATTCCTTTAACTAGAGAAAGTTGATAATGAGTGCTAAACTTGGCGTGATTAGTAAGGGTAATAAGTTTGTTGTCACTAAGAACGGAGAGCCTATTCTGCTTCCTAAGAGCGATGGACAAACTATTGTGACAGAATTTGATTCTAGGGAAGATGCTGAAAAGTATATCAGTATCCTCAATCATCTGAATAAACAAAAGAAATATGCGTAGTAAAAAAAAGTTGTTGCTCATTTTAGCAAGAGCAATAGACCATAGGGTTGGTCAGACTGATGAAGATGCTACAGATGTTCCTATTTTAACCCAAGTAGAAGCATGGACGGCCTTCTGGATCAAATTATGTATAATCCTAATCAATTTTATAACGTGTGGTTTTATTATAGCCAATACCATACATCACTGGTAAAATGACAGGCTTAAATATTCAAATACCGTGGTCATTTCTTTTAATCAACCGAGATAAAAGCGTTGAGACGCGATCCTATCCGCTCCCTAAAAGACTAGAAGGTGTTGAGTTAGCACTAATAGAAACGCCGGGGAGATACGGTCGATTTAAAAGCAGAATAATTGGGACTATTACTTTTAGTCATAGTTTTCAGTATCCAGATAAACAATCTTGGATTGATGATTATAATCGACACAAAGTAGAAGAAAATGATGAATTTTATAGTTGGAATGAGAATAAAAAGAAATATGGGTGGGTAGTTAGTAATATTACTAAATTTGAAAATCCTGTTGAACCTCCTAAAAAACGAGGGATTATTTATGTGAAAGATTGTAATATATGAAATACTTAGACACTTTTGAAGTATGGAATAAGATAATTAAACTCACCAGAGGTACTCATTATTTTACTTTATGGATTCACGACAAACATAAAGATAATGTAGAGACTATTCAACTTAGTGAAAAAGAATTAAAAGGATTCGTCGGATTTATTAATAGATTCCTAGAACACAACTAATGTACGATTGTATTATAATCAGTGATCTACATTTAGGCAGCAATATTTGCAGATCCAAACAGATACAAAAATTTTTATCCTCATTACCATTAACCAAAGAATTGATTATTAATGGGGATTTGTTCGATAGTCTAAACTTCAAAAGACTCAAACAAAATCATTGGGACATACTAGCCACTTTTCGTAAAATTTCTAAACATACAAAAATAGTATGGATTAAAGGCAATCATGATGGATCAGAAGATATTTCCCACCTAATAGGGTCATCGTTCGTTAATGAGTATACCATAAAAAGTGAGGATAAATCATTTCTAATATTACATGGAGATATTTTTGATAAATTTATCACCAATCATCCTATATTAACTAAATGTGCTGACTATTTTTATAGAATGATACAGTATGTAGACGCATATTTTTCTACAGATTTTTATTATTCGAGTTTAGCAAAAAATAATAGCAAAACTTTTTTAAGATGCTCAGAAGTTATTTGTGAGAGAGCGAAATTGTATGGTTATTTACATAATGTAGATGGTATTATTTGTGGACATACTCATCTACCCTTAGTTAATACTAATGGTCAAATTGAATACTATAATACAGGATCATGGACAGATAAAAATTGTTCATATATTACCATTAAAAATGGTCAAGTTGATTTGATAGTATCTTGACAAAGTATTTTTAGTATATATTATATGTTCGGATTCATGTGAATCCGTTAGTGCCATAATAATGGGCTAATTTTACAATGTTAAACTAAGTTTTAGTTTGTAACGGAGGTTAATATGAATATGTTATATCGTCCCACTAATTCTAACGGCTATCTTGCCCCTCGTCGTGTTGATCTTTTCTCTGAAATTAGTAAAGAACTAGATCATGCTATGAATAATATTTTTGGGCATGATTTTTTTGCAGGATTAAGTAAAAAAGGACGGGGTTATCCTTTGATGGATGCTATAAGGAATGAATCTAATTTAATTTTGAGATATACTGTTCCCGGTGTGAAGTTGGATGATTTGACAGTAGAATTATCAGAGGATGAACAGGGGCGATTGTTGACTGTTAGTGGATTTTTGCATGAAGATTATATTGGAAAAACAGAAGATTATCAGATTAGAGAATTAAGTGGTCAGGAATTTAGACGTGTTGTTAGATTACCGTCTGATTTGGAAAATAAAGATCCAGTTACTACATTAAAAGACGGTATATTGACACTAACATTTGCTTTGGCCGCAACTGAACAGCCTCAAAGTAAAGTTAAGCGATTGAAAATCAAAGAAGGATGAGTATTCTAATAAAGATAGCGGGGGATTCACTGTCTCCCGCTATTTTTAAAGTTTCTCTTGACAGTAGCCGATAAGTATGGTATACTGAGTCTAAAGCCTTGGAGAACAGATTATGAACTTTAGAACTGCTGCTGAAGAATGTGCCAACTATATTTTCGATAGCGAAAGTGAGCAAATTAGTTATCAAGAATATATTCAAGAAGGTAATGATCCTAGAGATCATATTTTGTATTGTGCTGCTGTTGTTTTGGGTAAAGAGCAAGAAGAATTTAACAACGATATAAGAGAGTTTATTAAGAGTACAAACGAAAGCGAGAACTATGACCAAACAAATTATTCTTAAAGTCGAGGGTGGTATTGTAGACCCTATTACTATTCCAGAAGGAATAGAAGTGGCTATACGAGATTACGATATGATTCAAACTATAGATAATGAACTTATCCAGAAGGATGAGGATGGTAATGAATTTGTAGAAATAATTTTTGAAGAAAATGAATATGCCTAGAACTAGAATACATTATTGGAACTGTGGAAAATTTGCGGATTATATTCGCGGATCAAAAAAACCTTATGCTCTTGGATGGGCAGAGTGGGACGAATGGCACATTAATGCTTCTAAAAAGCATCCTATACGATATTGGATTGTTGAAACCGGCTTCAAGAAACTTCAAGATATTGTTTATTATCCTAGTGATCTTTACCATTCGATCAAGATTTATGTGAGAAATCGCTGGATAGATAAGTGTCATTTGGTTAACACTGGACTAGAGCCGGGTTCTTATTATGATTTTGATACTAAAATTTTACACGGTTTATTCTATGAGTTGGTTGATTATGTAGAAATTGAACTGGCCCATATGAATAAATGGACTAGCAAAAACAAAAATAAATATAAGTTCGTTAATGGTCGTTGTGCTAAAGCAGGATTAGATTATCTAAATTGGTCAGCCAAATTGACCTATGGTAAGGATTGGTGCAAAGATAAAACTGATCCAAGATATAACGAACGAACTCCACAAGCAATAGCCTCTAAACAAATTAAAGAACTTTATATTTGGTGGACAGTTACCAGACCAAAAAGAAAAGACCCTCAAGATTTGAGCGGATATACTAAAATAGATGTATCTTTTGATAGAAAATCCGCAAAAGATACAAAAAAACTTAAAAATGCTTTGGTTAAATTAGAAAAAATAGAAGAACAATACGACAATGAGGATACTGAAAAACTTATCGAATTAATTAAGATAAGACATAGTATTTGGACATGAAAGTTATACTACGTTTCGATTTGCCCGACGATCAAAGAGACTATGAAATTGCTATTCAAGCACCTAAAGTGCAAATGTTTCTCAATGATTTTAGTGACCAATTAAGAACTTGGTATAAGTATCATCATGATTTTAAAGACGCAGACGATGCCCTAGACAAAATTCGTGAAGAGTTCTATAGACTACTAAACCAACACAATATAGATATAGATCTATGAATCAACCAGACTTAGAACAAGATTTGATTAATAGTAAAGAGATACAAGATAAATGTATAAACTCATCTATATATTGTAGAGACTTATACTGCTCTTTGTGTAATAATAGATTTTTTTACAATGATAAAGAATGGACTTGCTCATGGCGATATGCCGGTGGAATTATATCTGACCTTATAAAAAAAGGAGATTACATGGATTGGTATGCCTGTGGCTGCGAGGGGAAAGTTACCGACGAAGTACGGTTTGATTTAATGAAATTAGGCTGGGTTATTAAAAAGTATGAGGATGACGATTTGATTTAATTAGATTATCTTTAGCCCATAAAGGTCTAGTATTTGAATAGTGAAATAATTTAATCAATTCTTTTTTATTTTTTGCAGAAGATAGCGGGATAATATGGTCGATATGCCACCCTTTAATTCCATAATTTTTCCATGTCATTCCTTTTTGGAATAAATTTTCTAAATATTTCTTATATGATTTTATATCTATACCTAAATAATCTATTGAATGTTTACTCTTATTTTTAATCATACTATTGATTCTTCTTCTTACATTATCTATCAATTTAACTGTTGGCTGTTTTCTTCTTTTTCTTCTATATTTTTTTAAATGTTTTTGGTTTTTATTTTTCCATTTTATATAATTTGCATGATGTCTATCTTTGTTTTTTTCTCTCCATTCTTTATTGTATTTTGATTGTGATTCTTTATGAGAATGATACCATTGTTTAGAATATTCATTGTGTCTTTTTTTATGTTTTTGATAGTATTTATCTAATTTTTCTTTATTAGAACGTCTATATATTTTATTTTTTAAAGATATTAGTTCCTTGTTTTCTTCATAATATTTTTGTCTTTTTGCTTTATTATTATCATTATATTTTTTTCGACAATCTTTACACTGACTACATAATCCAGATTTTTTTCTACTATCTTTACAAAATCTTTCAATAGATTTCTCAACTTTACATGATCCACAAATTTTTGTTTTCATTTTATCTATATAAACAAGACAACCCAAACAAAAGTCAAGGGTAGTTGACAATCATTTGGGCGTCCAGTATAATAAATTGATCTGTTATAAGAGTGTCTACCCACACCCTAGTATAGTATTACACCGAAAAATATTCAAACTAAGTTTTAGAATAAAATTATATGAAAGAAAAATCTGCCAAAGGAGTCAAGGGATTTTTACTTTATAGTCCTTTTGATAAGTGTCATTTTTTTAGAGTCTATAACAAGAAAAAATTTAAAGATTATAGGATAACAGCAGAAGATATTGAAATTAAATTGCTTTCAAAATTTAATGCTCTTGTAGAATTTGATAATGGAGAAAGTGTTCTAGATTATACTAGCGAAGTAGTTAAAAGAAAAAACAATAATGAATAAAATTACAGTCATAGGAGACTGTCACGGCAAATATGACAGATACCATAAAATCATTCGTAAAACAGAGGAACATCCATATACTGTACAGTTGGGGGATTTTGGTTTCAAGTATGAAACATTAAAAAATGTAGACTCAACGAAACACCTAATCTTACCTGGCAATCATGACAATTACGATATTTGCTATAATTATCCTCATTTTTTAGGAGACTATGGATACACCAGTCTTAATAAGGTAGAATTTTTCTATTATAGAGGTGCTAATAGTATTGATCGTCAGTATAGAACTATCGGGATTGATTGGTGGCAGAATGAGCAAGTTAGCATAGATCAGTTTATGAAGGCTAGAGAGTTGTATAGGGAAATTAAACCTGATCTTGTTATAACGCATGATGCTCCTGAGAGTATTGTACCATATTTGTTACCACACGGCAGTAGATTATATCAAAATATGACTGGGTGGGCATTGAATGAACTATTTAATATTCATCAGCCTAAAAGATGGAGATTCGGCCATTTTCACAAGAGTTGGAACATGACTATTAATGGTACAGATTTTAGATGCTTGAATGAGTTAGAAACAGAGGCTCTTGACATTTAAGATTTATTTGGTACAATTTAATTGTTGATGCCGTAAGGTTAGGATCGCGGGTATTCCTTTAATCAACAACCGTAGACTTTTAGCGTGGTTTTGTGTAAGACTGAAGAACCACGCTTCATATTTTAAGAGTGAGTAATGGACTGTCCTAATTGTCAAACCCCTTGGAAATGTAACGGGCCTCATTTATTTCCTATGAGCGATAGTATTTATGAAAGCGTTCATGGATATTTTATACTGAACAATCATAAATGGAAATTTATTCCTTTGGAAAAAGAATTTACCGATGATGAATTACTAGACATAGCGGAAACTCTTATCAATCTAAACGAAAAACAAAAATGAATTACGAAGAATTTATTAAAACAGTAGATCAGACCAGTGCTAACTTTAGTTGGAGATATGGTCAAGCATTAATGAATGTACTTCATAGTGTTTGGCCCGAAAAGTATGAAGAAATTACTAATCTAGAACTAGATTGTTATTATAGAGAAGATTTAGTTCCGGCAACTTTAAAGTTTCTTAAAGCAGATTGGAAACCAACTAATGATAAATTCTGAATTTGTTTTGATATGTTGTATAATTTTAGCAACTATTGCTGTGATTATCAATGGAGGAAATTTAATAGATTAATATGTTAGATAATACAAATAATAACAATAATAGCGAAAGTAGTCTGCCAGACAGTAAAATTCCTTGGTGGGATAATCACTATGAAGATACTTATAGCGAAGAAGTAGAAGATGGTTATCCGTATGATATGGGAACAAAAGTACAAGAATAAGTTTGTCTAACCTAAACAAGCAAGATTGAGTTATGCCAAAAACTAAAATAAAAAAATTTGATTGTGATACTAACGGAAGTATTATGGTAGTAGCAGCATTGCGATATGCTCTTGGGCGTTATACTTATGTTCCGGGAGCAGTTCAAGACTGGATTAGTCTACACTGGGATAGTCTTGATAGTAATACTAAAGTTGTTGTTGTACGAGATGTTTTGGAATATTTGTATGATGAATATAGGAAAGATTCAGAAGCCAATTCTCCTTTTGGAGATTATGATACTAAAACTTGGGAAAATTTTGCTGTTAAAAGATATTCGCAGTTAGATTATGATGAACGTAAAAATCTCGAACAGCATATACTAGCAGATAAGAATCGTGTTATTTGGTACACTCAAGAAATAATGCCTAAAATTTATGAAAATACAAAATAAAACAGAGATTGATTTATCAGAAGATGATGTTAGAGATATTCTATACCAATATCTGTGTAAAGAATATGGTGATGGAGAATATGCTTTTAGATTTAAGGTAGTGAATAAACCCATACGAAGCGGTATGTATGATAGTATGGATAATCATGTCTTCGATAGCATACAGGTAACAATAACTAATGTCTGAACAAATTTTTAATAGTTATGACGAAGCCCACAAGTATAGTTTGACTATACCTTGGAAACTTGCTCTTTGCAATAGTGGAGAAACTTGTTGGTGCAGAATTATTCTTCCCACTGAAAAGATACTTTATACGAATCACTCAAAAGATGAAAAAGCACAAGAATTTGAGTGGATAATTCCAGATGGTAGTATAGATAAAGAAACGGCAGAATATGTAGTTAATCTTCATAACAATAATATTGAACTCAAAAAGTATATAAAGACTCTTCAAAACACCGATGAAATGAATAGTAAAATACTTCAAGTTTCTAAATCTTTTGAGAAAAGGCTAGAGGCGTTACAAAAGTTGAGCGACCTAGATCAAGAATTAGGATTTCAATGAAAACCACAGATGAACTTAAAGAAAGACTAAAAAGAATAGTACAGGAAGAATTTATTGATTCTTGGTTGGATACTCCTAATCCAGCATTTGACAATAAAACACCACGACAAATGATTATAGAACAAAATACTCATCAAATAGAGGCTATGCTATATAGACTAGAAAGTGGCATACCGGATTGACAAACCCAAAATTTCTGTTAAACTACATCTACCATGAGCGACGATAAATACAAACAAGAACCGATAGCATGGGCAGTAATGCAGCCTGACTCTTATCGTGTATTCGTGTCATACGATCAAGCATTAGAGCATCGGGAGAACTGTGCTGGTGGTGATATTGTGCCACTTTATAAACAACAAGTAGAAGTTTTGTTGAATGAGGAACAAAAACAAGCAATACAATATTTTATTAATGACTCAGATTCTTATGACAGAGTGGGAATTAAAGAAACAAAAATAGCAGCAGACTCATTGAGATCTATTTTACAAAAATAAACAATAAATAGGAAAACAAAATGACAATAAACCACGATAAAATTCAGTCCGCACTTAGAGCGATTGATGTAAACCAAGAAAATCTGAAGAAATATTTTTATGAAATGATCCTCGATTCTCTATATCTCATGCACAAAACTATGAAAGATAAGACAAAGTGGGGAATACCATACAATAAAGGCTATTCTCTTGATGATCTGACAAATCTGTATTTAGTTTTTAGTTCACAACAATCCAAAGATTCTAAAAATGAAACCCTCAAGCAAACAACTTAAAGTTATAGAATTTCTTGAACAACAACTAAAGTTCTGGAAAAATACTAATGATATTAGTTCGCCCACCCATGTTGGTGATATTAGTGAGTTTTCACAATTTCTTAAAGATGATTTTTCAATAGAAGAAGTATTATCTATTGAGATTCTAACAACGGAATTATATTTGAGTATTACGGAGATAACATAATGTCTCTTATCATTGTTGATGTTGAAAGCGATGGGCCTATTCCCTGTGAATATAGTATAATTTGTTTCGGTGCGGTAATTTTTGACGAAAATCTAAATGAAACATTTTATGGACAAACAAAGCCTATTTCTAAAAACTATCAACCCGACACATTAAAAATAAGTGGATTTACTAGAGAACAACATGAAAATTTTGATAATCCATATGATGTAATGGTGAAGTTTAGTTATTGGATAAAAGAAAACAGTAGGGGTAAACCTATCTTTATAAGCGATAATCCATGTTATGATTGGCAGTGGATAAACTATTATTTTCATTATTTTATTGGGGAAAATCCTTTTGGATATTCTGGCAGAAGAATTGGCGACTTGTTTTGTGGAATGAAAGGTGATATAAGAGCATCTTGGAAACATTTGAGAAAAACAGTTCACGATCATAATCCGGTGAATGATGCAACTGGCAATGCCGAAGCGTTGCTTGAGATGAAAAAAATGGGCCTAAAAGTCTAAAAGATTATATTTGGAGAATTAAGCCATTTGGTCTTATAGGGTTGTCAAACAAGTTACCAAAATTCCTCTTGGAGATACTGATATTAGTTATGGTATTCATGAGGTTTATTATGATGAGAATGGAGATATTGTTAATATATCTGAAAGTTTGGCTCATCCAATATCTGATGATTTAGAGGGATTGCAGTGGAA